ATTGAAAGATTTATCCCAGAGTATCAAGATTCTGGCGGAACAAATCTTGCTGGTCAACCACAACCAGGAACATACGGATATTACACCCCAGACTTTTCATATGGAAGTTATAAAATTCCATACCAAGACCCAACCTATTCATCTGGATACGAATACGCACGAACAATAGCTGGTGGTATGCCATTTGAAGATGTGGTTGCACCTGGTATGAGTTTTTCCCCAGAAGAGCCAATGGGATATACCCAAGCAGATTTAAGAAAAAAAGAAATATATGGTGACTTTGATGGCGTTATGCCAGCTGCACCTACTCAAGGAACACCACTAGAAGCATCTTACGAAACAATGGAATACGCACCTGTTGGTACTCCAGCACCAGAGCGTTATGTTCCAGGGCAAACAACCTTTCCAGGAATACCAGATTTTTTACAAGATTTAGATTTTAGTAATTTACCAGGAGTAAAAACAGAAGAGGTAATCAAACCTCAACAAGATTTTTTCAAAGTAGATCAAAACTTATTTAATTTTGAAGAGATTGCTGACAAGATTGATATGGATGAGGTTGCAAAAATAGACATAGAAAAAATAAACATTCCAGAATCAGTTAGTTTATTTAGTGATGTTTTAAACCAACCGGTAAAAACACAACCAGTATTGCCATCTATATTCGATGAACCTACAGCACCTGTAATGCCAGCACAAACATTGCCACAAAATATTTTTGCTAACATACCAGATTTTTCAAAAATACCTGGTTTACCAAATATTCCAGTTATGCCTGAGCCAATACAACCCATGCCCGTTATACCTCAAATACCAGTAATGCCACAGATACCACAGATAGCATACACACCACAAGTACCATCTTTTGTACAACCAAACATTGACGAAATAGTTAGACCAATATCAAGACAGGGTAAATTTTTAACACAACAACCAGGTTTATTTAATTTAGCATAAATGTCAATCACACACGAAGAAGTAGTTAAAGCAGCAGAAGCTGAAAGAATTTTAAATTCTGATGTCTTTAAAGAAGCAATAGAAAATCTTAAAAACGAATACATAACTCATTGGTTAAACTCTCGCGGCATTGATGATGTTGCAGTTAGAGAAGACTTCCACAGATCCTTATTACTTCTTCCTGAAGTAGAAAGACATTTACGCATCATGGCTGAGAAAGGCAAACTCACAAAAGCCAACATTAATAAAATTCGTAACATAGCCTAAAACTTTCCCTTTTATACATTCTTGATATAAAATATCCCTAAATACAATATAGGAGTATTTATATGAGCAATAACGGAAAACCGACTGCTTTACAAACCGAAGGTGAATTAGCTACCTCGGCATTTGAAAGTTTCTTAGCCCCTGAAGAGGACACGCAAGAAGAAGCAGTCATAGAGGAAGCTGAAGAGGTCATTGAACCTGAGATCGATGAATTTGAAGAGCAAGACGAAGAGCTTGTCGATGAAGAAGATCTTGAATACGATGACGAAGAAGATGGTGAAGAAGAAACGGAAGTTGAAGAGGTAGAAGAGCAACCCGTCTACAGAGTCACAGTTGATGGCGAAGAGATAGAGGTCACGCAGGACGAACTCATTAATGGTTATTCACGCCAACAAGATTATACGAGGAAGACACAGGAACTTGCCAATCAAAGAAAAACGATTGAGCAACAAGCCCAAGAACTTGCTCAAAGAGATGCGATTTACGCACAGTTGTTACCGAAGATGGAAGCCCAATTACAGGGCGAATTGGTAAACGAACCAGATTGGGATAGTTTATACAATGATGATCCGATAGCATTGGTACGCGAAAAACAACTCTGGGATGAAAAAAAAGAAAAGTTAAAAGCTGCACAAGCTGAACGGCAAAGACTCCAACAGGAATCATATGTTCAACAGCAACAACTAATTGCACAACAAGTGCAAGAAGGCCAGCAAAAACTTCTTGAAATCATACCAGAATGGAAAAATGCAGAAGTTGCCTCGAAAGAGAAACTAGCAATTCGCGACTATGGTATTAATGTCTTGGGATATTCGTCTCAAGAAATGGATGCAATTTATGACTATCGTGCTTTGCTTGGTTTAAGAAATGCTTGGTTAAACTCTAAAACAGTTGAAGCCACAAAGAAGAAGCCAACACAAAAAGCACCTGCAAGAGTAGCCCGACCTGGAACAACTACCAGAAAGAAATCGGTAGCACCAGCGAAAAGAGCAAAACAGGTTTTAGCAAAAACTGGAAAAGTCCAGGATGCTGCTAAAGTTTTTGAACAATTTTTAAAATAATTTTATAGGTAAATATAATGGCTAAAGTAACAAACGCATTTGATACATACAGCGCGACTTCAGACAGAGAAGATTTAAGTAATATCATTTACAACATCTCTCCAATGCAAACTCCGTTTATGTCATCAATTGGAAAAAGAAGTATTAACAATGTTGTCTTTGATTGGCAAACAGAAGTATTAGCAACTCCAGTTGCTACAGGTGAGCTAGAAGGTTTTGAACTTTCAAGATCAGCTTCAGTTGCAACAACCAGAGTTAGCAATGTTGCTATGATTTCAAAAAGAGATGCAACTGTATCAGGCTCACAAGAGTCTTCAGACCCCGCTGGTAAGAGATCAGAAATGGCTCACCAACTAGCTATCATGTCTAAAGCTCTGAAGAGAGATATGGAAGAAGCTCTTTGTCAAAATGGTGCAAAAACAACTGGTAGTGCATCAGTTGCTCGTGTAACAGGTGGTTTTGAATCATGGATCACATCTAACGATTCAAGAGGTTCTGGTGGAGCTTCTACAGGTGGTGGAGCTGCTCCAACAGACGGAACTCAAAGAGACCTAACAGAGGTTCTTCTTAAAGATGTTCTACAACTTTGTTTCACTAATGGTGGTGAACCATCATTAGCTATTTGTGGCCCACATAACAAACAAGTTATCTCTGGTTTCACAGGTAGAACTCAAGCAAGACAAATGATCGATGCAAACACAGTTGAAGCATCAGTATCTATCTACTCATCTGACTTTGGTGAACTGAAAATCGTTCCATCAAACAGATCAAGAGAAAGATCTTTACTGTTGGTTGATCCTGAGTATGCAAAAGTATCTTACTTGCGTGATTTCAAAACAGTTGACATTGCTACAATAGGCGATGCTATGACAAAAATGATTATTGTGGAGTATGGATTAGAAGTATCCAACGAAGCTGCTCATGGTGTTGTTGCTGACCTTAATGTAAGTTAAGTTCTCGGTTAAGAACCTTAAAGGGATGTTTCGGCATCCCTTTTTTTTGTGTTAAAATTCTTGCATGGCTAAAAGAACTGTTATAGATCATAAGACTGGTTTTACTAACGAGTTTATTACTGAAGGTGGTAAAGATATATTCCATACCACCCAAGATGTAAGTCCAGTAATCGAACATTGTAAAAACATTGCAGAGAATGTTAAGCCAGGTAAAGATCTTCGCCATGTGGCAGAAGTGCCATTGGTTGTATATCAAAGAGCTTGTCGAGAAGGCTGGGCGAATGATATGAACGCATGGAAAAGATGGTTAAATAACTCAGAAAATAAAGTCTTTAGGACATGGCAGGGTAAACTATGACATACGCAGAATTAAAATCTAATATCGCAAGTTACTTAAATCGTTCAGATTTAACAAATGTAATTGATTCATTTATAGATAGCACAGAATCAGAATTTAACCGCAGATTAAGAGTTAAAGGCATGATTAAAAGAGCTACTGCAACATTAGATGCACAATACATATCTGTACCAACTGATTGGTTAGAGGCTATAAACATACAAATTGATAGCGGTGACTTTTCACCTTTGTTTCAACAATCCATAGAATCATTAGATGTTTATAGAAAGTCTAATGACAATGTAACAGGCCAACCAATTTATTTTGCATTGGTTGACGATACAATTGAATTTGCACCTACCCCAGATGGAAGTTATACAGTACAATTAACCTACTACGGAAAGATAGATGCGTTAAGCGATTCTAATACGAGTAACTTTTTATCCACAGGATATCCAGATGCTTACCTTTACGGATCACTAAAACACGCTTCTATCTATTTAATGGAAGATGAACGAGTGCCACTATTTACAGCACAGTTCGAGAAGGCTTTAGAAGAAATGAGACTAGAGCAAGAAAAAGCTGAGTTTGCCAAAGGATCTCTTATGCAAAGAAGAAGAACTTACGGGAAGCGCAGAAAAGATATTTATTATTTTGGTAATAACTAGGAGTACAAAACATGGCTGGATTTAGTGATTATTTAGAAGACAAGGTGCTTGACCATGTATTTGGTGGCAATGCTTATACAGCACCTGCAACTTTGTATGTTGCTTTATATACAGTAGCACCTGACGATACTGGCGGTGGTACTGAAGTAACAGGCGGATCTTACGTAAGACAAAGTGGAACATTTACTGTTTCAGGAACAAATCCCACAACAGCAAGTAACTCTGCTGCAATTGAATATCCAACGGCTACAGACAATTATGGAACTGTGGTTGCAGTTGGTATTTTAGACGCATCTTCAAGCGGCAATTTACTTGCCTATGCAAACTTAGACACATCAAAAAGTGTAACCACTGGAGATGTATTTAGATTCGATACTGGTGATTTAGACATCACCCTAGCTTAATAGCATGGCTGAAAAAGCCTATAATTACGGGAAATATAACAAGTCCCTATACGATAACCTTCAATACGATGAAGCAAGTGCAACCATAGCACAAACTTCATCTGCGTCTGCTACAGGTGATATATTAGATTCTGGCACGGCCACTATATCGGCTGTTTCTAACTTTACTGCAACAGGTGTTAAGGTTAATGGTGGATTTGCAACCATTGCACAAACCTCTGGATTTACAGCAGACGGCAAAATCGTATTGGTTGGTGAGGCTACCATAAGTGCTACATCCTCTGCTTCTGCTATTGGTACACAAATAGACAGGGGATCTGTAACCATAAGTGCAACATCCAATGTGACTGCAAGTGGTTTTGTTATCCGCTCAATTAATGCAAACATCAGGGCAGTATCTAATGCAAATGCGTTAGGCGGAATTATTCACAGCGAATCTTCTTTGATATCACAAACAAGTGGTTTCAATGCGATTGGTGGTTTAAAATGGAATGACATTATAGTTCCAGGCGAAGATTGGACAGATCAAACTGTATCAGCAACATCTTGGACACAAATAAACAATCCATCAACTGATTGGACAGAACTAGACAAGCAAGAGGCAGCATAAATGGCAGACACTACAACAACTAATCTGAGTTTAATTAAACCAGAACCTGATGTATCTTTAGATTGGGGTACAAAACTTAACACCGATTTAGACAGCATTGATGCTATTTTTAGT